TACACCTTGTCTGATAGGTTTAACTTGATAGCCAACTCGTTTTGATAACTTAGCAAAGTAAGCCTGTTTTAGTACCTTAGCAAAAGTTTGTAACTCCTTTTTATATTGCGATAACCGGCAATTTGGAGTTGCTACTAGCCAATATAGCGGCAATGATTTTGAGTGAAACACCGATATATTTGGGTCGATTTCTGATATTATATCGGCGCGAGTACGTTTCTTTTGAACTAAGAACACCTTTCCTTGCTTGAAATCGAAACGCAATATATCAATAAGATGTGGCTTGTATCCAGGATAGATAGATTGTGTGTCGTTATCGACGTGGACTGTGTGATATTCGAATTTAACATCGAGGATTTTCCCCCGATCAATAACCGATAGTTTTATATCTAATGGAACATTAGCGGTACCGGAAGCATCAGCTACACAATCACCGTCCGCACCTCTTGTACGAATGAGTTCTCCACATTGTGGGCAATAGAACTCAGTTGATATATAAGGGTCTACTATTCTACCCATTCCCGAAGATACTGAGGGCCACAAGCAGGCAAATGATTGACCACAATCTACGTGGTAATGTACAGCAGGTGACCAAGAGTTCACTTGCTTGCGCCGTACTAGGTCATACAGCTTGTTAACTGATAAACTAAATAATACCTTCATAAGGCGCTATCCTTTCATCTATAACAAATCGTCTAAATCATCATCTTCTAGAGTTTCCTCAACTACTGTGTCTTCTTCAACCGGTAGTGTCTCTTCTACAGGTGCTTCTTTCTTCTTAGATACGCGTTTACGTTTTGGCTTTTCTTCAGTAGTAGCCTGTTCTTCTACTTTAGGAGCATCTTCCGCCTTAGGTGTGTCTTCTGCTTTTTTACCATTTAAAACCTTAAGGCCTAAATCGCAAGCGGCGATACATCCTTCACAGTATGCCATAGCAGAGTCTTTGCGTTCACTTGCAGGCGCTTCTTTTACGAGTTCATATAAACCGTCAATCGCTTCGCGTTGTTGTTGAATTTGGTTTTTTGTAAGTTTCATAAGAATTATCCTCCTAATCCTTCATATAGTAAGGGTTTTCAAACCCTGCTGCGTTTAATATAAGGCCCTCATTCCAGGACTCAGGCTCACACATAATATCGATTACTTCATCTAAACTGCCTTCGCCTATAGGCGCTTCGATAACTACTTCGTCATGTATATGGGCTACGATTTTATAGCCTGCTTTAGAGAGTCTAAGCATTGCCGCTGCTAAACAATCTCTTGCAACGGCTTGTACAATGTTTTCGACGAGCTTTCCGCCGTAGGTTTCAACTCTGCCCCAGGTATTCTTAACCTGATCCATACCGTCATACTCAATCGACTCACCACCAAACCGGTTAAGCCCTAATCGAGGTCTTGCGTAGGCAAGTCTACGCCCAGACGGTAATTCAATGAACATAAATCCTTTCGATTTAAAGAATTTAATATTGCCTTGCCTAATTCGTACCGGTTCTCCGGTTTTCACGACTTGCTTGGCTGCATTATCTGCATCTTTCCAAAATCGCGTAATACGTGGACTGGCTCGTCGCCAAGCTTCGATAATTCCTGGTAGTTCGTCTTCAGGAATTTCGCCTTTTGTATCCATCGATTTCATAGCTCCCACACCGCCACCATAACCGAGTGCCAGCTCCGCTACTTTGCCTTTTTGCCGTAAGTGGCCATTTACACCGTGCTTTTCGACCGGTACGTGGAACATGCTAGATGCGGATGCACAGTAGATGTCGCCACCCTGTGCAAATACATCTTGCCTCCACTGCTCGTGAGCGAGCCATGCGATAACACGTGCTTCAATAGCGCTGAAGTCGGCTACTATGAATCGGTGCCCGTCTTCTGCTACAAGAGCAGTACGGATAAGTTGCTTAATCACATCACCAGGATTTCCGTAGAGTAGGTCTAACATTTCTACGTCTCTACTTTTAAGAACTTCCCTGGCAGTGTCCAAGTCTTCTAAGTAGTTACGAGGGAGGTTCTGCAGTTGTACTACACGACCTGCCCATCGCCCACTACGCATAGCTCCGTAAAACTGAAGCATGCCGTGGATGCGACCATCAGAACATACCGCATTTTTCATAGCTAAGTATTTTTTAATAGAAGAATTACCGAGTACTTGGCGATTTTGCAGTACCTGGCGAACATCAGATGGAATATCCTGTGCTAAGAGGTTTGATACATCATCTTTACGCATAGTATCTAGATCGTATCCTAGCCTTTCAGATAGCCACTCTTTCAGCTGCATGGTACTATTGGGGTTCTCTAACCCCGTCAATAACTTGGACGACTCAGTAGCTTCTTCCACGATTTCGTCGTTACAAGCAAGCGCTGCATCGACAAGATCCATATCCACTTTCACACCTCGCCAGTTGATATCTTGGTCGAGTAACCAGTACGCATGCTCTACAGCAGGAGGCTTTAACGATAATAGACGTTTACGAATTGCCTTTTCTACTACCACGTCTTGGCGGTTATACTCAATGTATTCCGCCCATTTCTCAGGCGCATCCTCGGGCATATTTCGTGTCTTAGGATTTGTCTTAGTAGGCTTGCGCGGTACTGAGAAGAATTGGATTAACCGTTTACCTCTTGAGTCTTTGGCTTCGCCTAATTTCAAGGCCTTAGACACATTATCAAGGCTTGCAGGTAAGCTGCAGTATAAAGCAAGCACGGAAGTACATTCCCAGTTCGTGTAATCCGCATCAGGGAAGTACTTTTTTAGGCACAACATTTCAAATGCTGCGTTGAATGCGGTCTTTGTAATTTCCTTGTTATACAAAGCGTCCACCACCCTCTCGGGCAGTGGATCCTTTGTCATATCAATGACTTCGACTGGTTCATCATCAAAGCAGTAGGCAAAGAGCAGTATTTCAAATGTCTCATCATCAACGTATCTCTGTGCTCCGAATTTAATCGGACAGTCGCTGTACGTTTCCACATCAATACTGAGCTCCATAATTGCCTCCTTAGATTAAATCGTCATCGTCGTCTAGGTCGCCTAAATCATCGCCAAAGTCGTCAGCGGATACATGTACACCGCCAAGACGTTCACCATCTTTGACTTTACGGATACCGTTTAGGCCAAAACCGACACCTTTTTTACCATTGAAATTATAAGCAAATACAGAAAGTGCGACCTGCGCGTATACACCAGAATAGATTTCTTCTTCAATATCGAAATCATCCATCTTGATTTTGTCACGATTAAATACGATAGGTTGTTTATCACTGTTAGCGTTGATGAAGAATTTGTCGGCGTATACTTCCGGTTGGTCGGCTACTGCTTCATCTGTATCACCATCGCGTAAGTTCAATTTTAGGTAAGCTGCTTTACCTTCTACCTTAGCTAGTGCTTTTGGATCTGCTTTTAGTTCTTCAATCGCACGTTCGAAAGCTTTGATAGTCTTTTTATCTGTTTTATCAATAATAATTTGAGAGCTATATTTCGCTTTACCGTCATCGTTTTTACGCGGTTGAGCGATATTAGCATAAGAAAGTCTTACTACACCAGTTGTCAATTTAGCCATGTTACTGTCTCCTTAATTCTTAAATGGGTTACAATTATGTTCGAACCCTATTACTGTGTTAAATAAATTATCTAATTCCTCTTCGATATCAGACCTTTCGTTGTCTAGTAGAATCCACTCATCGTCCTCTTCCCAAGAATATTTCGAAAGGTCTAATTCAGTTTTATAGTAGTCTTCTATTGCATCGCATTTAGCTTCTACTGCGCAGTAGCGCGTGTGCAAGCTAGTAGCATAGGCAATAGTGATTTGGTAGAGCTCGTCGAGGTAATGCCCTCGTTCGTGGAGCTCTTTAGCAATTGCTTTTACTGTTACGACGCGCATGTTACACCTCGTCATCAAATTCATTTGCCATTGTTTCTGCGGTATTAACCGCAGGGCGTTTATCACTTTCCGGTACCAGTGTAGGCTTGCCTTCCGGTTTGTCGATGTACGCTTCTAAGTATTCAGCAACGCCCTTTTTACCGAGAACCTTTTGTAGATTCGTGATACCTTCGAGTTCACGGGGCTTGTAGATGTCCTCTTCCTTATAGCCATTATCAAGCAAAGTCCGAGCCGCTGCTTCTGGATCCGTTATGGTACGTCTTGATGTACCCTCGACTAATTTATATCCAGGCCATTGCTTTTCACCTGATAAGGCTTTTTCGTAAGCAAAATCGTAAACACCTTTAATCCATTTCGTGATTAAGTCCTTCATCCCCAGGATGTCGGATACTTCACGGTCCGTAAGTAACTGATTGAGCTTACCGCCGTCTTTATAGAAAGCGGCAAGACAAGTATCTGCTAAGGCCCTACAAGTATGTCGAGCTTTACAGAAGTTACAATAATCGCACGGTGTACATTCGCCGAGCCCATCCCAGGCACGCTGTGCGATCGGTTTGATTTCCTCGCCCCAACTAAGCAGGTCTTCTACAGACATTTCGTCAGTAGATACACTATCAAGTCTCGGCTGAACGATCGTCATGCGAACCGTTTTAATGTCGTACAAGAACTCGTTCACGTCGTAAGCGCCTAATGCGTAAAGCCTCATTTGTGTGTTTTCAACGGCGCTAACAGGAACACCTTTACCGTACTTCAAGTCGATTACTTCCAGGATGCCGTCAGCTACGATAACCATATCGCCAGTACCAAATCCCTCTGGTACCCATCTAGAAAAGTCTAGCCGTGCTTCAATCATGGCTTCCGCATCAGATGAACGAGCACGGGCCTCGTTCACCTTTTCTTCGCAGATGTCTACATAGCGGTTAACCGCTTCTACCATTTCAGCGGAGTGATCATGCTTAGGAAGTTTTTTACCTTCGAGCTTATGTCGCAGGATTGATTCTGCCAGGTCGTGGGCTATAGTACCTTCTGTAGCATAGGGCGATTGTTCATCTGGGAACATCGCTTCTAGCCTTGCTGAAGGAGTACATACGAGCCACCTGGCACTACTTGAGGCGCCGAGCAAGGCGTGCTTCTTAGCCACGACTAGCCACCCATTCCATGATTTGAACGCGCTGTTCATCGGTCGCGGATGTTACCTTTTCAGCCCCGATGCTATCTAGGAACGCCTTGAACTCTGTTTTAGCTTGCGTCTTGTCCGCAGCTTTGGCCATCACATCTTTTACGGCCTCGCGCGTTTCTTCAAGGCTCGGAACGGATTGCTTTTCTTCCTTAACAGGTTCATCTTTCACCGGCTCCTGTTTAGCAGGGGTTTCTACTTTAGTAGTTTTTGCTTTTTTAGCCTTAATTTCTTCCTTAGCTTGGTCGATAGCATCGGCTTTATCTATAGAAGAACCTACAATAGCTTTATATAGATCCTTGATTTCTTGATTTAAATCCTTAGCTGTTTCTACTGTGATTTTTAACTCTAACATTGTTCTGTTTCCTTCCTGTTTGACTATGTGATATACTTTAGTTGGATATTTTTCTATGTGCCCTTTCGCATTGCCGTGCGTTGGGGCATTTTTTTTTGTCAAAATTATTCATCGGAACCCCCCGATTGTGTGCCCAAATCCTCGCATTCATCAGGAATGCAATAATCTTTCTTTGGGCATTTGTTACAGTCTCGCAATTTAATCACCACCTTTCAAAGCGCTTAAATCAAGCACCCTCTCAGGCTTTCTAGCTTCCCATGTGTAATAATCTAGGCCTGCTTCTTTTAACGCATCTGCAGCAGCACGTCCGGTTTGAGCTTCATCAATAATTCTGTAGGCATTTTGTTCGGCGTTGCGTACTTCGGTTAGTCGTTCCACGAACGGCTTTAAGAGTTTACAAATAGCCACCCAGGATCTTGTCGGATTATGATAGAACATCAACCCTTGACTAATCATGCGATCGATTAAAAAATCCGAAGTCGGAATACTAGCCAAAACGCTATTGCCAAATCCCGCTTGCCTAATTTCCATAGCTGCTTTCCGTGCTTCGGATAGAGCTTCTTCTAAACGCTTAAAAGCATCTAGCGATTTAATTTCTTTAGCTAATAGAGCTTCGTACTCATTTTCAATTGCATCGGTTTTGTCACAACTGACACGAGATACGAAGTCCCTTACTTTTTGTCTACTGACACAATGATTTGTCATTTCATAACTCCTTTAGTTGTAATACGGGTTCTTACAATAATCGCCGTGAGTTCTTACTCTCCGGATGTACGTGACATTTTTCTCCTCCTCTGCATCCATTTCGGCTTTATCTTTATAAAAGCCGTATAGGGATATAACGAATCCGATTAACGATTGCAATATAAATTGTTCCCAACCGATTTGGTCTACTTCCAAAGCCCCCATAGAGCCTGCAACGAGGAACGCCCCCAATAACATATAGCCCATAAATTGTTCTCCTTTATAACATCATCATTGATAAAATAGAGGCTACTGCTGCTGCAGCTAAACTTAAATGCATTCCTGCATCAATCCATGTCATGATTTACATCTCCTTTAAACCTTTAAAATACCCAGGATCGTGCCTAAATCCAGAATGATACACAGTCGATACCTGACAATTTGACATGTCGGTACTTTAACGTATCTAATGGCTTTTTGGATGGCGTTGTCAATTAATCGCGTTTTTAAGTTAGAAAATCCCCAATTTGAGGTGCCCAACTCTTCAAGCTCCATCAGCGCCCATCGTTTTGTATTACATTTTCTGTCGAGGCTATGCTGGAATCCACCTATGATTCCTTTAATTACAGATATTGTGTAACGGTAAGATGTATTACTCCAGTTCATAACGTATCCCTCCTAATGAATTCCTGCGGATTTAAACTCCGCATCAACTACTTTCGCATCCCATCCAAGCGAATGGACAAGGAACGTCCTAAATCCCTCTTTATCGATGACAAAGCTACGGGATTTCTTACCTGGCGACTGCCAGGCATACGCGAACGGAAATCGGTCTCTTGCGATGCCCTCTCGGATAGCCGTTAGGCTAACACCGAGCACGGTCGACATTTGAGCGACCGAAATCACTTTTCTAATCATGTGCACTGCCCCTCCTTCACTTGATTTTAATTCAAGTCCCTGGTCAAAAAAATTTGGTCTACGGTACACCCAAAGTATGCAGCCACTGCTACAACTTTACTTATAGCCACGTTGGAGATATCCTTTTCCCACGCACCATAGGTCGGTAAAGATACGCCTAAATCCGCGGCTACTTGGGCTTGTGTAAGACCCTTTCTTGCCCTTAATTCAGCTAAATAAAATTTCTCGGGCATTAATATCACCTCCTTTTGTGACATCATCTTAACATGAATTAAATTCAAGGTCAAGCGTTAATTTGAATTTTTTTCAAGTTTTTACAAAAAAATATTAAATCTATTTGAATTTAAGTCAAATATATACTATAATTTAACTATAGTTTGGGGAGAGATTAAGGAGGAAGAGATGAGACTTTCAGATAATATTAGACGATTTAGACGACTTCGTGATCTATCACAAGAAGATATAGCAAAAAAGCTAGGATATAAATCCTTTACAACTATACAAAAATGGGAAACAGGTATGGCCGAGC